AGATGCCGGGCAAAGCATTCAGGGCATTTTCGACATGATGAAAAAGCTAGGTAGCTAAGATGAACGGTTTATTCGGTCAAATGGGCCCCGTTGGCATGGCTCCAATGTTTGGAGGGCCTCAGCCCCCAGCAACAGCACCCGCACCCGCAGCGCAGCCGCAGGGCTTTGGCGACAGGATGATGGGCATCCTTGGCGGAATAGGTAGCGGAATCCAGAACTTCCTCGATGACGATGAGAAGCGGGCAAGGCTTGCTATTGCATTGAATTCTATGCGCCTAAATCCAGATCCAAGTCTGGCTAGAGCAATGCAGAGTCAGCTAGAGACGGCTCAGGCTACTCGATTACTGTCGGCGCAAGGCAATAGAACCGCTATGGCGCTAGAAGCTGAGGCTGGAAGGATTGAGGGCACCGACTCCGGCCGAGCAGCACAATTACGTTCCGCTGCGGAGTTTATAAGAAGCAACCCGCAAAACCCAGAGGCGGCGAAGGCCGGTATGGAGCTGCTGTTTGATACGGGGGCAACCCAGTTCGCCCCAACAGTATCTGGTATTCAGACTGACCCAAAAACTGGGCAGCAGTATGTTTCATACGCCGATAGAAATACCGGACAAGTTACGCGGGTCAACATTGAGGGAGCTACAGCCCTAACGCCACAGCAAGAGGCTGAGTTAGAAACCAACCGCGCAATAAGACTGCAAGACATTGAGACAGCGCAGCAGCGCGGGTTTGCAATGATGGATCGCGCTGAGTCGTTATATGGCTCACTGAATACATATTACAAGGCTCTTGATGCGCTGGATCAAGGCGCTGATAGCGGCACGATACGGCAATACTTGCCCGCCTTTGATGAGGCAACATCATCGCTGCGCCAGGCTGCTAACTCTCTAGGTATTGATGTAATTAACTCTGCAACCTTTGGCGCATTGAGCGCAACTGAATTGAGGTTGGCGCTATCTACTGAGCTAGACCTAAGCCTGAAGCCTGCGGAGCTTAGAAAGCAAATTGAAAAGCAAATAAGGGCCAAGGACAAGTTACGGAACGAGCTTGTCAAGTCGGCTAACAGGTTAGCGTCTGGCATTGGTTACTCAGATTACATCAAGGAATATAAATTCATTCCAATGGCTCCTCCAGAAGGCATTGATATGCTGATGTGGAGCAGGGCCACGCCAGAGCAGAAACGAGAAATGATTGAAGCCGCAGAGGCGGAGAGAAACTTCTAATGGCGAGAACGCTCCAAGAGATTTACGATGAAATCGGTCAACAGACTGGCACAACATTTCAGGCTTCTACCAGCCAGATAGCGCCAGAGTCTGAGCGATTGCGAACTGCGGCTCAAGGCTTCACTTTTGGCTTTTCAGATGAAATTGAAGGTTTTGTTAGGTCAATACTTCCGGGTGGCCGCGAATATGAGGTGGAGCGAGACGAGCTCCGCAAGCGTTTAGCGGAGTACAAGCGGGCAAATCCATACGAGGCGCTAACAGCAGAGACTGCTGGCGCTCTTGCAACAATGTTTATCCCCGGCTTGAATGTGGCTAGGGGAGTCCAAGCAGCTAAGGCTGGAGCGCAGTCGCTCGGCAGGGTTGGGGCGGTTGGCGCTGGAGAGGGACTAGCTTACGGCGTTGGATCAAGCGAAGCTGAAGACCTCAAAGGTATGGCGCTGGATGGTGCGTCTGGGATGGTTACGGGTGCATTTGTGCCTACAGCACTAACCGCTGGCGTTAGAGGAATAGGATCTATTGGCTCTGCGTTCTCTAACTTCATTCAAGAGAAAATGGGCGTCAAAGCCAATGACGCAGTTCAGCAATACCTCCAAGGTCTTGCCGACCAGGCTGGCAAAAGCAAAGAAGAGATTATTGCCGACCTAGCCGCAGACAAGGTCATTACTGACAACGCCACCGTAAACGCCGCATTGAAGTCATTTATTCTAGAGGGCGGAAAGCCCGCGAATGACTTGCTGGCGTTTATAAAAGATAGACGCGGCCGCTTGGAGGCTGAGGGCGAGTCTGCGCTCAGGGGCCAGTTAGCGCCTGGCATGAGCGACAATGTGCTTGATCAGCACATGGACATGACGGAGGCCCTGAGAAAGGCGGAGGGAAATCAATACAACCAAATATATGCCGCAAATCCAACCGTCTCAAAATCTGTGGCAGATGCGCTTCAGCAGGCCCTGCAAAGGTATGATGTCGTGCGAAACGAGCTAGGGCAGATTTACCAAGCCAAAAACATTGTCCCGCTGTTTAAGGTGGGCGATGACGGCGCGGTTGAGCTAGTAAGAACGCCATCACTAGAAGATGCGGATATAGCATATCAAATACTAAGAGACGAAACTGGCAATCTGTACCGAGAGGGTCGTGGGACTCGCGCTGGGGTCATGAAAGAGTACCGCAACTCGCTAAAGCAGCAGCTTGATACAGAGTTCGCGGATCTTAGAGAGGCTCGGGCCAATTACTCTCTAGCGCAAAAATCCGCAGAAAGTTTTGACGATGGGTATGCGGCCATAAATAAGGATGTTGACGCTACAGCAAGGAAGATGCGTAAGTTGTCAGAGATTGAGCTTGCGTCATTCAGGGCTGGCGTTTTTGCCGGGCTGAGAAACCAAATCCGCAGATCTAAGGGCGGCAAGTTTAGAGATCTAGCTGAGGAAAGGACTCAGGTTGGCGATCTGCTGCGCCTAGTCGCCCCGGAAGAATCTATTGATGACCTAGTGCGGCAGCTTGAAACAACCGCTGAGGCTAGAGCTACGGCCCTAGCAATGCCGCCGAGAGCGGGATCACAGACTCAGCCCTTGCAGAGAGCCCAACAAAGGCAGGCTCAGCGTCAACAAACGGCGCAAGAGGTTGTTGAAGGCGTAACGCTAGGGGCTGGGCCAGCGATGCTTTCTCGGGTTTTGCGCCAGACGGTAGATAGGATTACGCAGCCGAAAGAGCTCACTGAGGCGCAAAGACAGCAGATTGTTGACGTCATCATCAGCCAAGACCCACAGATGCTGGAGAGAGCATTCACCAATCGAACCAGCTTCGATGAGCTAGTTCAAGTGATTGATAGCATGGCAAACAGGTTTGCCCCAGCAGCTAGAACCGCAGCGACCCAGCAGGGCGTTGGTTTATTAGGTAGCCTATAAATGGAACTGAAGCCGCTCACACAAGATGAAATCGAAAGCATCGCCGCGACTGCGATTGAGGATGCTGTAGATTTTATTGAGTCAGAGATCAGCCCGGAGCGCGTAAAGGCTCAGGAATACTTTGATGGCAAGACTGACCTCGGTTATGAAGAAGGCCGATCGAAGGTTGTTGCGACCAAGGTGAGAGACAATATCAGGGCGATTAAGCCGTCCCTGATGCGGGTATTCATGTCTACGGATAAGCCGGTGGAATTCATCCCTACCGGGCCAGAAGACATAGGTTTGGCTGAGCAGGCCACCCAATATATGCACTGGAAGTTCAACGAATCAAACGGGTTTAAGATCCTGTCTGACGTCTTCCAAGATGCTCTGGTTAAGAAGACCGGCATAGTCAAGGTGTATTGGGAAGACTATGAGGACACCAAGATCTTCACTTATAGCGATCTGAGCGATGACGAGTTCGCCATGATCGCTCAAGAGGAAGACCTCCAGGTTCTGGAGCACTCCGAAGAGATGGTGATCACGATGGATGAAATGGGGATGGAAATGCAGTCCCTAATCCATTCTATTAAGGTCGCAAAGATCAGCAAAAAGGGAAAGCTCTGCGTTGAGTCTGTACCCCCGGAGGAGTTCTTTGTAGACCGAAACGCCCGGGCGATTGATGACGCCTACTGCGTGGCACATCGAAGAGAGATGCGAGTTAAAGACCTCATGGCTATGGGCTATGACTTTGATGAGGTCATTGATTACGCGGGCGTAGATGAGCAGGACACCCTTGTAGAAGAGGAAGAGTTCGCTCGCCGTGGATATTACAACGACTACACTGACGACAATGTAAATGACCCCTCTATGCGGCCGATCCTGGTGACTGAGTGCTACATGCACATGGACACCTACGGGAACGGTTACCCGCTGCTTCATAGGGTTATTTGCATTGGCGGCAACTACAAGATGCTGGACTTCATGCCATGCGATGAGGTGCCGTTTGCTGTATTTGAGGTAGACCCAGAGCCTCACGCATTCTTTGGCCGATCGCAGGCTGATTTGATCATGAACGATCAAGACGTCTGCACAAGCATGATCCGGGGCATCCTTGATAATGTGGCCCTAACCAACAATCCGCGCCAGCAGATCATTGAAGATCTGGTGAATATGGATGACGTCCTAAACAACGAGATTGGGGCGATTGTCAGAGTCAAGCAGGCAGGCTCAATACAAGACCTCTCAGTGCCGTTTATAGCGGGAACAACGCTCCCGGCACTCCAGTACCTAGACGAGCAGGTAGATGCCAAGACGGGCGTTTCTAGGGCCTCTATGGGTCTTAACCCTGACGCCCTTCAGAACACTACCGCAACGG